CCCCTACACCCCCGCCCCCACCGCCGCCCATGGCCCGGTCAAACGGGCTGGAACCGCCGCCGCTCCCGGCACCGAACCCACCGGCAGACGCCGCCCCTTCGGCGGCCTCGGTCATCTGCTTGTAGGCTTCCGTGATCTGCTTGAGCTGTTGGACGACCTGATCCGCGCCCTTGGCTCCCAGCAGGATTTTACTGGTGATGTCTGCCATGTCAGGTCAGCCCCGCCGCGTCGAGTTGTTGCCGCATTCGTGAGATGGCTTCGGAAGTGTACCCGAGTTTTTTCAAGTTTCGTTCCTCGTCGCCCGTGATCCTCGGCGTGGAGTCAAGCTCGGACTTGTTCATCTTCATCTGCTCCGGTGTAGGAAGCTCCATGAACCCCGTAAGCAAAAGCATCTTGGTCTCGAATCGGAGACTCTTGAACTTCTCGTCGGTAGGCAACACCTTGAAGTGCAGGCATACCCAAATGTCCAACTGGTTATTTTTTACCAACTCCGTGTAGTTGGCCGTCCGCAATTCTTTCTCGAAAGGAGTTGCGGAATTGCAGGTACTCCCCGTACAGAGTGGCAATAAGCCGCTCGTCGTAGCATGTCCACGCGCTCTTGAACCATTCGGGGCTTTCCTCGGGAATCACAAGGCGGTTCACGTATGCGGTGGCCTCGGTGAGAAAAAGATGGTCATCCGAGAACGACGAGCGCGGCATCCCGTTGAGGGTGCGGGCGATGTCGCTCTCTATCTGCGATTTTTCCATCGGATTCGGATATCGCATGGTGAACATTTCCCCGTTGTACTGAACCTTGATTTTCAGGTCTTCGTCATTCAGGATCATTTTGCCTAGCTTGATCGGCTGTGTACCCTTGTCTTCCATGGTTGACTCTCCCTTTGTAGAAACTGAAAACTGGCCCGGCGACGACCGGGCCAGTGTTTACCCTATGCAGTGCGCTCGACTGCCATGAACCGGATGTTGGCCGTCACGTACGAGTTGGGGGATATCTGAATCCCGTTCGACGCCAGCATGACCTTTCGGAACGAGGCAAGGATACTGCCCTCCGCAGTATTCAGGAACTCCAGCAGGTCGTACTCTCCCGGCTTGCCACCGTTGCGTTGGACAAGTCTCCTCGTGACAAGAAAATCCGCGAGGGCTTTCGAGCCGCCATCCGGCCATGGGCCGGAACCGGCCACCTCTGGGATAAATGTCCCGAGCGTGATGGAGCAGGAGTACCCTTGGGAGTCGTAGTCCACCGGCCCATGATAATTGAGGACGTTGGCGGGATTCACCTGCCAATCCTCGTCGTATGACGCCTGCGTGGCAAGGCCGACCGCCTCTCCATTGATGCGAACCTGCACCCATGCGCCACCGGCTATAAGTTTGTTTCCCATCGTATTGCTCCTTTTACGCGCCAGTGGCTACAAGTTCGTGGAAGTGCTGGGTGATGAACTGGAAGTTCACCGGCAAGGTCACATAGGCGTCGTAGTCTATGGTCACCACGTCCCCGCTGATGCCCACCACCACGTTCCACCATGCCCGCCTCTCGGTCGGGTGGGTGATGAATACCCCCATCTCCGTATACATCATCAGCCGGGATTCCACGATGTTGGCCAACGCCCCGCCCACCACTTCCGTGGCTGGCTTGCCGATGAACAGATTTTCGAGGAATATCCGAAGGTCGCGTGATACGAAGTACATCTCTGTGACGACGGAGAACTCGTTGTACTTCAGGTCGTTGGTCTGGTACGTGTTGAACTGGCGCACCAGCCTCGGAACTCCGTTCGGGGCGTAATTGATGGCCGCGACCCCGTTCTTGAGCAGGGTCTCAAGGCTGGAATCGGAAAGGTTCCACTCCAGCTCGATGAAGTCCAGCTCCTTGAACGTCAAGGGCTGGTTGATGCCCAGACCCATCTTGATGCCCATGAGCATGCATGCGGCGTAGCTGGCAGGATAATTCTGAATCACCCCGTTTACGTCCCGCTGTTTCCCACCATTGAAAGCGAACAGGCCGTTGGGGCTGTTCAGGACGATGGCGGCGGCGGTTGCGGTGGAAATCGCGGTGGCAAGCGTCCCGGTCTTCCAGACCCCGCCAAGCAGGAATTGCCGTTCGTGCCTTCCAGCCACCCCGCTCATCGTCTGGCAATGGGCCTTGATGGACGCATGCACCGCCGCGTCGGTCGAGGGAGTGGCTATGAACTGGATATCTTCGGCCTCAAGCGCCAATAACGCCGCTGTCCACTCGCTAGAAGTGTACGCCCCGTCAGAACCGCTTGCAAGGTAAGAAACTGCAAGATTCGCAGGGATTACTCGACTGTTTGTGGCGCTGACATCTATGGCCATAAGCCTGCTTGATCCAGCATTCACACCATCAAGAATCGCCTGAAAAGTGCTTTGGGCAACGTATGCCGTGGCAATACTCTGTGCGGTTATCCCATCCAATTCTATCGGCTTGGCATTCTCTTGTCCCGCAATAGGAACACAGGTGAAGGAAGCAATGCCATTGATATACGTGGCAAGGTTTCCAATCGTGTCATAGTCATTCAGATTGATGCTGATACCCCCAACAGAGGTTACCAACGTCTTCGTGGATGCATTGTTTACAATAGTCATTGTACAAGCACCCGCATACGTTATAGTGAATGACCCCCGGTACAGGTTGTCCAGAACCTCCGGCGTCTCGGACTGGAACGACACCGTCAGCTTCTTGCCCAATGTGGTGCCTGCTTCCAGCAGAACCTTGATCTGGTTTACATACGCACCGTAATCCAATGACTTCAGCATAATCATTGGATTGGCACTTTCAATCAAGTTCTTGCTTCCCTGCACCGCCGAGTTCACCCGCATGGCGAATACCCGCTGGGGGTTCACGCCGCCGCCGGGATTGAAGGCAAGCCTCACGGCCTCCATCAGCTCCCCGCCCTTGAGAGCGGCCACGGCCTCTGCCACAGTGTTGAACTGCAACAGGGTCGCAGGGATTCCCCCGACAGATTTTCCCATCACGACCCCGTTGTTCGCGGACGCCGCCCCCGAAGCCCCCTTGATGGAGTCAATCCGAGAGTACGCCCCCGGAATGATGTGGGAACTTAGCTTTCCTGCACTCTGAAATGTGCGATAATTCAAACTCATTTTTCACCCTCCATGAATGCCTTGACCGTTTTCTCCCACGATCCTTCAGACTTAATTATACCACAAAAGCGGGATTCGATGTACGCTTGGGTATACTTGTGTATGCCGGAGCCATGAAGCTCAAGGTACTTCCCGATGGAAATTTCCCCTCCCTCCGTTGAAAGCTCCGACACGGGCGGCGATTCCGGGGAAAGCTCGCCATCTTCCCGCAGTGCCGTTTTTGCCATACGATTCTCTCCTTTACTACGCCGAATAATGCTTGGGCGCAATGATAATTTCAGACCCGGCCTCTACAGCCGTGTCGAACAGCACCGCCTCGTGGAGCATGGTGATCCCCACCTGTATGTTCGCCCCGTAAAGCAACATGCCAAAATCAAGATTGATGTCCCCTGTTCGGCCTCCGCTTATCGCCCCGATGTCGATGGCGTACTGCGAATGAATGGCCTGCCTCCTCTGGGTCAGGAAATGGCCCACAGTGTCGTACAGAAAACTGGTAACGTCCTTGTTCTCGCTCCAGATGTTCAGGTTGACCGTGTTTCTGGTTCGGTAGCTTCTCTTGGTGCCAGCGATACTCCCCTTGGTCTTGACGGTGTCCAGTATCCTAGCCCAGCCATGGTCAGAGATGAAAATCTCCTTGGCTTGCCGATACCCGTCCAGCACAGCCACCTCTTGGGCGGTGTACATGAAGGAAACGATGTCGTTGCTGAGGACGGGCGAGTCCTCGCTCGCGTTCGAGTCGGCAATGGTGATGGACGGGAATATCCCGGTGGTCTTCGGTTGCTCCAAAACCTCCTGCGCCAAGATTATGGCAAAGGGATGAACCACCCCGATGCGGAGGCGGTCGAAGTTCGGGAATATCTCGGAATACCCCATCTGTTCCGTAAACGCCCTAAGCTCGTGCGCCAGCACCGTCTCGGGGTTCTGGGCGTCAAGCGCATACACCGTACGCATGGTATTGTCGGCGGGGCAGATGACCGCCCGGCTTGTCTTGTATGTTCTTTCGCTCATTTTATGTCGGCCTCCAGCGCCTCTTTCAAGATGCCCTCCGCAAATGGCCGCATGAAATCAACAACCGACTGACGTATCGGCCACGGTTCTTGCTCTGGAACGATCCACGACATGGGGTCGCTGGCCGCAGACACTATCCTGAAGGTGAAATACCCCCCACGGTTCGACTTGGTCGTGCTTTGCTGAAGGCGCACCATGCCCGCATACTTTCCGGCCTTCTGGGTATAGGTACCGACCCGCTTGGACTTTTGCGTAATCAGCTTGGAGCGTTGCCCGTATGCGCTTTTCACGTCGTACTTCGATCCCCAAGAATACGAGCGGCCTGACGGAACCGCGCTTGCCTGCGTGGTGACGGAAGTTCCTCCA